ATGTAAAGGCCATGAGCCTCCTTAGAGGGATCCGCAGAGGCTCGCTTGCTGGTCATAGAGCTCGGCCCTGTCGGGCCTCCTATGCAAGTATCAGGTGCCCGGCCACAAAGCGAGACCCAAAGTTGAAGTTGGAGTTCCAAGGAGGGCTGACCCAGAAGGCACAACGTGAACCGGAAAGGGATCCGTCGGCCCAGGTGCCCCCCAGGCGGAGGGCGCGGGTTGGCGAGCCATAGACATCGCCGCGCCCCTCAGTTACGCCGGTCTGCCATCCCGTCGGGGGATCGGACGTACAGGTCTCCTGCGCCCACTGCCAAAGCGTCCCTGTCGCCTGCGCCAGGCCAAACAGACTCACCCGCTCCCACTGCACTGTGCCGGGATCAGTACCGCGAGAACCAGCCTCAGGCGCACCGTAGGCAGCCGCTGAGAATTGGTCGTAGGTAGGCAGCTTCTTCCCAAAGCTCCTGGCCATCTCAGACGCTTCATACCAGGTGAAGCTGCCGTATGTGGTGCTGCCATTGCCTCCAAACTGCGCTGGCACCAACGGTGCGCTGCTGCCATCTGCAATCGTCAGGCCGATCTTGCTGCTGGGAACCGCGGAAAAGGTGCTGCCGGCATAACTGGTGGCGCCCGTTAGGTAGAGATCAATCCAGTAGCCGCCTTCGATGCAGGCCATGCCACGCGGATCGGGGCAGCTTGGCCGGTAAGTGAGATCCCACAGGCTGTATTCCAACACCTCTGCGGCTGTTGTTGGGCTGCCCTCGTTGAATGCTGTGGGGCGACCACTTGGGATGTAATGGAAGCCACCAACGATGCTGCCACCTGTGGCACCCGCTGGAGCTGTCGTGAAACTCGCATCAGCCACTAATGCACCAGTGGTTGGGTTTTGCCAAATGGCGTAGTCGGTGTTATTGGTAAAACTACCCGGCATGGCCACTGCCGTAGCGGTGTTATACGCAACGCCATTCAAGACAGAACCAGCAATAATACTTACTGTGGTTGCAGCAGTCTTGTAGAACAATGAACCGCGATGTAAAACAGGGCGGCGGTTGAAATAACCTATGGCGCTAGCAAGAACACGGAAGCCATCAAAGGTCAGGTCGGTGGAGCCGCCGAAGCCGCCGTTGTCGTTGTACTGGATTTGGGTGTTTGAACCGGCGACTGGATCGACGCTGGTGCCGGTTAGGACCAGGGTGCCAGTGCTGGCTTGGATGCGGCCGACGTAGGCAATGATTTGGCGGTAGCCGCTAGTCGGTTTGACGTTGGTTAGGCCGCCGCCGTTTGCGACGTACAGCGGGTCGTTGGTGCTCCAGTTGGGGGTGGCGGTGTCGAAATTGAAGATTTCACCGAGGATGACGCCGTTGCCTTCGCCGTTGATTGCGAGGGTGGTTTCCAGCACGCCCACTGCTGGTCCTTTGGCCGGGTCGGAACTATCAGCTTTCTGAACCTCTACGCGGTCGCTGGCGCCAACTGTGCCAGTGATATAGAAGGGGGTGCCGGCATCAAGTTGCACCGTGTCGGTATTCTTGATGTGGATGTAGACGCTGCCGGCCAGGTTGCCGTGGATGTGGTCGGCAGTAAGAAGTGTGTTGACGGTGAGTTCGTTCAGCGTCAACGGGTCGGGTACACCGCCGCCACCGCCGGTGCCTACTTCGTCGAATGTTCCAGTGAAGGGGTTGAACTTAAAGGCCATGGCTTATACCTTCGCGACTTTGAGAAGGTTATTAGAGCCGTCGTAGGTCAGGTCGAGGGTGGCTACTGTGTTGCCGCCGCTGTAGGTGTCGGTGCCACCGTCCCAGGTGCCGCCGTATTTGTAGACGACGCCGGTTAGGTTGCTGCCTGTGTAGCTCAGCTCGATGTAGTCGTGCCGGGGTACTTCTAGGCCTTCAAGGACTGAGTGGGAGTAGGTGCCGTCCGGGTTCAGCACCATGCCACTTACGGTATGGGATGTCACGGGCATGATAATGCGGTGCCGGCAACTGCTTTTGTTTAGTCTAGCCCCCTTTAATCGTCGTCGTCCTCTTCGTCGTCTGGGTCTTCAATAGGTACCAGGACTTCGATTCCTTGGGCGATCTTTTTGATGAAGTCGCCCAGGATTTCCGGGTTTTGCGGTGTTTTAAATACGAATGTTGCCGTGGTTAGGCCGTCTTCCGCGTCGATGTCGATGTGAACGCAGCCGCCGCTCACTGTTTGGATCATTTCTTCTTTTTCTTTTTGGCGGTTTTGGCGGATTCCTTGAAGTCCTTGGCGGTGGGGGCGCCTTTAGATCCAGGTGTGCGCATCTTTTCGCCGCTGCCGGCGGCGATGCGCTTCCGCTTAGCGTTGATATTTGCGTAAAGGCCTTTTTTCGGCATTATTTACCGCCCTTTTTGACCTTTTTACCCGATTTCGTGGTCCCCTTTTTCATGCTCATGATGTGCCAGCAGAAGGTGCCTACCACACACGATAGTTGGTTTTCCCCAGAGTTTCTGGTTTGGCAAGGTTGAAAGTTTGTAGGCACATGTAGCCGAGAGCGTCAAAAGCGTGATCCACGCCCAGGTTTTTGTTGGGGAGGCCGGTGTTGGGTGCATAGGTCAGGGTGCGGAGGGATTTGATTAGTTCTTTGCAGCGGGGGTGGATGAAGAGGCGGCGGGTTCCAGTCGCATCGAGGAGGGCGGTGTTGACACAGGTGATTTTGTCGCGGATTTTCCAGGGGTGGCGGGGGCTGGAGACGGTGAAGCCCGATTTGCGCAGGATGCTGTGGTCGGTGGCGCCAACGCCGGCGGTTTTGCGGGCGCCGCCTGTGGGGTCGGGGCAGGCAATAATTCGGCGCTCCACGCCGTAGCGGGTTTGGATTTCTTCGCACAGGTCCCAGGTGGTGGCGCCGCCGGTCATGATGATTTCGTCGAAGACCCAGAGCACGTCGCCTTTTTTCACTGCGCAGACGGCAGACATCGGGTCCACGTTGAAGTCCACTCCAATCAGGAGGGGTAGGACGGGGAGGTCTTGGACTTCTTTATTGATGTTGTCGTCCGAGAAGCTGATGGCGACTAGGCCGGAAAGGTTTTCGAAGCTGGCTTCGAATTCTTGGCGGAAGGTGCGGGCGTCGAGTTGGCCGCGGGCGGCTTCGATTTCGTCAGCGGGGACGTTATCGCCCTCGATCGTCGTGAATTGCCAGCGTTTCCAGTCGTCGTCGCCTTCTTCTGCGTAACACCAGAGGTCGTAAAACCAGCTGGCCGTGCCATCCGGGGTGGAAATGAAGAGTGCCCAGCCCTGTTTGTCCGCGAGGGCCGGGCGGATTACCTCGAACCAGACCTCGGGGGACATGAAGGCCGCTTCGTCGAGGACTACGCCGGCCAAACTGCGGCCGCGGAGGGCCATTGCGTTTTCTGTGCCCTTTAATTCGATGGTGGAGCCGTTTACAAGCTCGATTTTTAGGTCGGTTTCGTTTTTTGCCTTGATCCAGGCCTTGGGGACTAGCTTTTTCATTACTTTCCAAGCGATATCTTTTGCCATCCGGTAGGTCGGGGCGGCGTAAAAGAAGGTTTCGCCGGGGCGTTCGATTGCTCCACGCAGCAATTCGATGCAGGAGAGGTAGCTTTTGCCGAAGCGGCGGCCTGCAACCAGCACTCGGAAGCGTTTTCGGCTGCTAAATACTTGCCCCTGCGCGTATCGGAGGTTGAGTGTTCCAGCCGAATCGGCCATTTATATGTAAGTGGGTACTTTCTAGGGTAGTACAGAAAAAGAACCCCTGCCCCCTGTGTGTAAGGGTAGAGAAAAATGAGGATTTGTCAGTAGGTTCCCTAGGCGGTGTCCCAGGCGCGGCAATCCTGGACGCTACCCCCTCGGTAGTGCGGTTGTACTGCCGGGCCGGCCCGGCCGCTACCGAGCGGCGGCCAGGCGGCGGCGTACGGTGGTGCGGCTCACTCCTAGGTGGTCAGCGATGGCCTGCTGCGTCCAGCCTTCAGCGCGCAGGCGGAGCGCTGTAGCAGTCTGCTGGCAGTGGGTGACGGTGACGACTGCGCCAGTGGTGGCGATCACTTCGGCCAGTGGTGCCGGTGCCGGTGCCGGTGCCGGCACCGGTGCTGCTGCGGTGCCGGTGGTGGGGCGGGTCGGCCAGTGGGCAGCGAGCCAGTCGTTGGTTGTGTGGACGGTGCGGCCGAGCCAGTAGCCGGCCTCATAGGTGAGGATCGCCAGCGTGATCAGCAGAGCGACGGTGGGCGCCAAGCGGCGTGCCAGAGATTCGAGGTGGTGGGCCATGGGTGGGCTCCTGTGTGTTCTGTGTGATTCTAGAGCATCGGCTCAGCGGCCGCGAAGCTTGAGTTTACATTCAGTCACATTCTGGCCAGCAGCTACGCATCGGCGCTCGAGCTGGACGGTTTGAGACTCAAGCACAATGCAGGAGCCGACTAGGAAGACGGCAGCAGCAGCTCCAAATATTTGGGCTTGGCGGAAGGTGGGGGTCATCGCTTGGTTTGCGTTGTTGACTTACACACTATACAGGATCACGCGGCAAACCGCGAGCGGCTAGCCGTTGCGTTTGTCGTCGATCGTAATATTCAGCTGCGGTGCAGCCTGAGCCAACTGCTCCGGTGCAGCCTCCCCGATCACCGCGCCCATGTCTTTCAGCAGCATCGCGACAGTCTGCAGCTGGCCTTTGCGCAGTGCCTTTGTGACCGTAGCTAGGCGCAGTGCCTGTATTTGGTTCAGCAAGTCCTGTCGCGTTGCGCTCTGTTCCTCCCGTAGGAGAATCATTGCCTTTGCGTAGTCATCGTGAGCTGTCCGTACGGACGTATTGAACCGCGTGGCAAGCTTTTCAGCGATCTGCCTACGGGTTCCACCGTCCAGGATGTAGGAATAGGCGGCGTTTACCCTCTCATCAATCCGCACCTGTTCTCCCTTACCACCACGCCAGCGCTTACTTTCATCGTTCGCCACGGTGGTAGGCTTCTTTACTTCTTGCCCTTCCGATTCCGCCACGGTTAGTGTTGCCTACTGCTTGCCCTTAGTGTAATGTATCCACCCGCAAAAAAGCCCGGCAACTAGGCCGGGCCGTACGGTCAGCAGTTGCGCCAGTCAGACCTAACGCAGCCTTCGCAGCCGTTACGATCTGCCGGCGGCTGGCATCCTGTGGCAGTACCAGCTGATCACGCCGCACCCAGCTGTAGTTCGCTTCGCCACCGAACGTATCGGTCAGCTCAACATCCCAGACGGTGAGAGTGTTAGGCATCACTCAGAACCCTACCGCGTATGTGTCTGCGTCGATGCTGTGGCAAGTCAGGGCCTGCCACTCAACACCGGCCTTACTAGCCGCCCGAAGCGCTGCCGTTATGGGGCCTTCTTCGAACGTGGCAGACCCGCGCCACTTATTCTCGGAGTCACGCTTTATTGTGGCCAGCCAACGGGAACCGCGAGTGTTTGTGGGGCCTGAATAGCGCACCACTGCGCAGGCGCGGGAGCCGTCGACGTGTGAGCCAGTCCAATGGAATGTGTTCATGGTTTGAGCCTTAGGGTTGGGTCTCGTGTGTGAGTGTAGAACGGAAAACGGCAAGCCGTCAATAGCGATAATGCCAGCCAAGCATTCTGCAGACCCTTAGCCAGCTAGCGTCTGTGATCCAGCCAGGCCGATGCACAGACGCGGTAACGCCTAAGGCGTCCTCTCCAGCAAGGTCGCGCCAGAAGGGAGATAGCCAGAAATCAGACTGGGGATCAAGTGTGATCCACCTAGGCACAGAAGCGCCGTCACCTTCTGCGTAGCAGCCTGACAGCCGCTCACTAAGGTCGCGCAAGTCCCACTCGCTTTCCCAGTATTCGTCGCAAGGGCAGCCTCTCCAATCAAGCCAGCCTCGCTGATCTGCATCACCGTGCTCTGCTGATTCTTGCGTCACCGTCTCATACGTGACGCGAAAAGTGCCGAAGGCTTCTGCTGTTCGAATGATGGTCATTTTCCCTGGGTTTGGGTGCTCCGCCATTGTGCCGGACGCGCCAGCAGCTTTTGCCGCTGTGTTGTATCACTTAACAAATCGGCTGGCGGGGTTGCCCTTGGTTGTATTGTGTAAGGGTTCGCCCAAACCAAGGGAACATGTCCACACAATCCAGAAGCCTCAGGCTCGCTGACCAGCTAAGCGCCAGTCCTTACGCTTGGCCAGGAGGTTATCCGCTGTTTGGTGTGTTCAGCGATGGCGGTAGCTGCTGCCATCGTTGTGCCAAAACAGAACGGGAGAGAATCGGCACCACAACAGGCTCAGATGACTGGCAGCTTGTGGCTATCACCGTTAATTGGGAGGAAACTGAGCTGTTTTGCGACTGCTGCAGCGAGCGCATCGAGTCCGCCTACGCGGAGGAAAACTGATGGGCGGCGGACAATGGGAGACACAGCGAGAACGCAAACGCTCCAGGGAAGAGGAACGGGAGGCGAAGCGCCGCCTACAAATTGAATTTGCGGACAAGCTCTGGCTCGCACGAAATTACCCTTGCGACGACATGGTCCTGGCTTGGCTCAGTGAGAATCGCGCCGATGCCAGCAAAATAGGATCCAGCCGCTGGCACCTCGAGACTCTGCCCGAGCTGCACAAGCGGCAACAGCAGCTGCGCCAGGCAGCGGCATTTCAGGAGGTGCTGGATAGGGCTAAGTGCTCCACGCAAACACTCACAGCCGCACAAGTCTTATCGGAGGCACGCAGTGCCGACGATGGTGGTTTTCCACAGATTCCACAAGATAAGCCTGCGGAAACCAAAAAACGCCGCGCCAATGCCGGCAAAGCCCAGCCATCCCGCAAAGGAGCAAAAGCATGATCAGCCCCAGTGAGATGCAAGAACAGGGACTCAGAACGCGCCAGCGCAATCTTTTGTCTGCCGTCCGCAAGGTCGGCAGACGGATTCTGCCGACAGACTGCAAATCCTTTCAGTCAGCAAAAGGCCTCGAAAGGCGGGGGCTGGTAACACTCCAGCGCTTAGACCTGCCTGATCTGTTGGGCAGGCCTGTGTTTGTGATCGAGGCAACAGCGCCAGCCACAGAAGGCTAGGTATTTTTGCCTAGGTGGTGAGTCAGGGTGATCGGTAGCTCCACGCTATCGGTCACCTTTTCATACCTGTGAGTGAGACTCATAAGACTGACTATAGGACTCAGCATGTGTACCAGTGAGACTCAACATGTGTGCCAGGGCTAGCGCTTGCGTTTTAGGCCGGGTCTTGTGGTGCCGTCGGGTTCGTTGTCAGGTAGTACCAGCGATAAACCGTATAGGGCAACAAGAATGCCGGCGCAGATTAGTAGTGCTCCAGCCATCGCTATGAATGGCGAATTTCTTACACATTATGAATGGCGTTTTTGCCTATGAATGGCGTTTTTGCTTATGAATGGCGGTTTTGGAAGTAGACGCGGACGCGTTCCAGGAAATCGTCTTCGGCTTGTACCAGCTCGTCCTCGCTCATGTAGTGGACGTTGGGGGCACCGCAGCGGCGGGCGAGTACCACTGCTGCTCCAGTCGGAGAGAGGCCTGTGAGGTGCTTCAGGCCTAACGAGTAGGCACCGCACTGGGCAAGGTATGAATGGCCTTCTGGGAGGCGTTCCAGGCCGTTATGAATGGCCGTTTTACGGCCGACACTTGTCTTCCAGTCGGCTAGTACAAGCGTATTGTTCTTTAGTCCCACCAAGGCATCAC